CCAGGTCCCAGCACCAAGTCTAACCAGACAGCTGAAAAGTTCTGTGTTTGCAGAATGGACTTATCGAACCTCATCTTTGGGGCTCTGCAAGCCAATCCAGACATAGTGACACCTCACGCCGTCTCGTACGCTAACAATGCTAGTGCCAATTCTTTCACCATCGATGAGATAATCTCACCACCCACTCTGGAGATCCTCAAGTCCGAAATGAAGGATATTCCAGTCATATACACCGCCAAGAAACCAGTCAATGGTGGTGATCACCCTGCAGCGGCAGCTATGCGCTCAGTCATCCGACAGATGGCCGACCGTGCTACTTCTGCTTTTTCTTCATCGTCCTTCCTGCACGTCGGAGCTACTTTTAGAGAGTTCCAGAAATACAAGGACGACAAAAACCATCATTTCGCCGTTCACGGTTCCGAGGCTAAGGACGAAGGCAGGAACGCGCTTTTCGTCAACTTGCTGAAAGAACGCCTTTACATGGCTTTCACCAGGGCAGAAATGTTGGCCGGTCATGCGGCGCGCGACACCCAGATGTCCGAAGCTGCTCGTTTAAATAAGTCCGCTTTGGCCGAGTGGCAATTCAAAGGGGGAGAGAAGCTAGCGAGGGGAGAGATGTTGACAGACGAATATTATAGAGTGGAGAAACAGTTGAAGGAGAGGATGGATCAGCACAGAGAGCAGGTGCGGAAATTCAAGAGGCATGTGCAGGCCCAACAGAAGTCCCTTGGCGGAGGAGGAGCCGGGGGCAAAACGGATTTTGGAAAAAACACGACTGCTAAGAAGTTCATGGAACGAGTTAAGTCGTTCGAGATAGGCGACCTCTCCGACATGGAGGTTTTCACCAAGGCCTTCGACGACGTCATGGGTCTGAACGGTAGACTCTTCTCGACTAGTGCTTTCTACACAGGGCATGCCATGCGCAGCAACAGCGGTCTCAGTTTCGATGTGTTACTTTTAGAGGACGTTGGTTACGATTTTTCGGACATTGACTGGCTTGAGTATTTCTTTCAGACCAACGCTTCAACGGCTTTTGTGACTGGTATTTTCCCGTTGGAGCTTCTACACGATCATTTAGTCCCCTCGAGGGCATATACCTTTGAAAATCTTATTGGTGGCAATGCCAGACTGTCTTTTCCTAACGCTTTTTCACACTCCTACCAACATGACAAGAACAACTGGGCCAGGATCATCTCCAAGCCTTTCATTCGTGGTGGTATGGCCTATGACTTCGACATTCACATGGAAACGAAGAGTCGAGTAGGTCCTTACGCCCTGATAGAGATGCACAAGGTCCCGAAAGGTTTGGTACAATCTTACATCTCGGAGGTCCCCCACCACAGACGCACGGTTTCTGTACTTCGCCCCAGTTCGCTGCAATACACAACTCTCAAGGGCAAGAAAGTCGTGGACTACACCAGGGCAAAGAGATTCGATTTCCCGGAGGACCAGTTCGACAAACTCATCTCTTTTTTCTTGACGTTGGACATCAAGAGTCAGTCCTTGACCAATATGCTTTCTTACACCAGGAGGGCTTTTGAAGGGATATCTTTGGTGAAAGGTGTTGAGGCCATGCGCTGGGCTGATTTCGATCAGGACTTGATCCCGGACCTTTGCGGTGCAGCTTTGATGCATTGCGTGGTTCAACTGCGCGACCAACTTGCTGTCATCGAAAATTTCGAGTCTGGAGAGAAAATTCTGGAGAGTCGAATGGCCCCCATTCCAGGGTTTGTCCGGTCATTGTTCGGTCCTTTTGCTTTGGCGGCTGAGTATCTGTTCACACCTGTGTCTGCCGAGCGTTTGTACGATTTCTTGGTCATCCGTCGTTCTTGGAGGAGAGACTTGTCCGACCTGACCCCTTCTTTGCCTTACCGGTTCGGTTACACTCCCAAGGCCATACGCAGCATTTTCTTGGACGCCGATATGTTCTCCGAGGCTGCTACACCGTGTCCGGTCTGCAAGACTTTGTCTGGCAAGTTGGGTAAACAGAAGGTATGCTGCCAATTCAGGGTCAAGAGCTCTTACGATGTATCCTTCTCCGAAGATGAGTGTCTGCGCCTAAAGGTCGATTTACTCGGGCAATCCAATACGGCTTCCGGCGGTCTTTTCGAGGCTCTTACGGAGGCTGCTAAGAGTATGCTGATCGCAGACCACCAACAACAGGTGCGCGTCGAGTACATTCGTGGAGGTCCTGGGGTTGGGAAAAGTTACCTAATTAGAGCGTTGTATCCCGGAATGGACATTGCCACTATCGCGGTTCCGTTAATCGAGTTGTTGGTCGACTACCCCCGTACTGAGGTCAAGACTCCCCACAAGTTCATGAAGGCCGGGTCGAAGAAAATCCTGTTCGTTGACGAGTTCTCCATCTTTGACGGGCGGATCCTAAGGTACATGATCGCAAGGTACAAGGTCGACATCGTGTACGTAGTCGGAGACACAGCTCAGAATAGGATACTCCCCGAGCACGGCGAATACATTGGTTCTATCTTCGATCTCGATTCGGTGTCGCGACACTCTCTTCACGTCAACTTTCGCACCGATAGCAGGTACATCGTATCCAGGCTCAACAAGGAGGTTCCCGACTACAATATGATCACGTCCGCTAGTATCGACAGATTACCGATCATCAAAGATATTGGCGAGCTGGCTAACGATCCCACGCCCGACGGTGATGTGATGACCATCCGTTTCTCAGACAACGCCGAGGAGTTCTGCCCAGGAGCAAAGAGTGTGTCTTCGGTCCAAGGGAAAACCTGCGAGGTAGCCAGGCTGATCTTGAGCAAGTACGACAAGGCTCTGTCTAGTGCTTCGGGACAATTCGTTGTGTCTATATCGAGGCAGAAGAAAGACCTGGTCATATACGCAGACATCAAGGAGACCAAAGACTGGGATTTCTGGAAAAAGTTGGGATACCATGCTGCAGAGGCTCTCGAGAACGACGGTTCTGCCGTCCGATACACTATGGAACCCACGCCCCTAGCTCTAGCCTACATGGACGAACCCCAAATGGTCCCGAACAATGTCGAGCTCTCTGAGGATCTGAGACAGGTAAGGAAAGTGTGGTCCCAAGCCGTGTGTGGAGATATTGTGGACAGGTTACCGAACGATTTTGTGGCTGAAAATTACCATTATATACGCTCTTTTGTGACTGACGATGAAATTGGTTGTTCTTTGGACGATTGCCTTTTATCTATTGACTCTGCTACGGACACTAAGACTGTTTTCGAAAAATTAAAACCCTTTGGAATAACGGCTTCGGATGACTCCCCAGAAAATTACAAATATATCTATGATCTCAGTAACGATTCTTGGACTACTCACGAAAATTATATATTGCGCGGTTACGAAGATATTAATTATGACGATGAGAATTTTTTCGGACAGACCATTCCCAAGTGTTTCCTCAGGGCTTTGAGAGCCCTAGGAGCCAAGCGGTCCACACTCTTTGCAGCTTCGAAACTTTGTAACATTTCTCCCGAAGGTGTCTCGCTGGAGCGAGCTACTACCTTCATGTTGGAACATGCGGATGAGCACATTTCTTTGTGGTACACGGAGGGCAAATACACCCATTCTGCTATCAATACGCCTGCCTGTACTCGTGCTCTCGAGTTGGAAAACGGTCATTGGCAACCCAAGAAAACTCGCAAGGTCATGCTCGTTGGCGGAAGTGAGAGACATCTTAAGGATGACATCTCGGCCATCAAACATGCGCTCAAAGTCGGTGCCAAAGTGTCTTCTGCCGCTATTTCGTTGCTGGCGAAGACCCCTCTCTATTACGAGAAAATGGCCACACTGACTGATGCGCTGCTCGCCAAGCCAAAGACTGGAGCCGGTAGGGTCCTGAAGGCCGCATACGACATCTCGGTTGTTCAGACCGCCATTTTGGCCAAGAACCTTTACGATTCGGTGGCTTCCGCAGTTGTGCAACCCAACGCCAACGTTTTGGATTTCGATTTTGATACAAACAGATTCACTCTTTTGCTCGCGGCCGGCCAAGGCCTGACTGTAGATATTATAGAAAATTTTCCTCAAAAGGCTTTCTCCGTCGAGGCCGAGATACGCCGATTGCATCTCCCCACTATCGCCATTTATGATCGCCCATTGGTGGTCACCCATCAGATGTCCCTACAGCACAACATATCTGTAGAAGAGTTGGGTCAGGTTCCATCCGACTCTTATCTCAATGGTAAGGAACATCTGCCGATATCCTATGAGACCAAGTCGTTCTCCACTCTCAACGAGAGGGCGGCTAGTTTCTTCTCAACCATGTCTGCCACGAATGGTAGACTCAATCCCAACATCCTCGCTCCTCCCATGAAGAAGAATCGCATACGTCAGGAGGAGGCCCCCAAAATGGCAGTGTCCATAGGTGAAGGTTTGCATTACAGTGCCGCAAATCAAGCGCAGACCATCGCCACCGTCGTGAAGAGGTATTTACAATCGAGTCGTTACACACCATCCGTCACTGGACGTCTGAAAGCGAAGCAGGTCGCCAGAAAGGCCGCAGCTATGGTGTTGCAACCGGGAGTCCGTTTGGACGAGGACACCCAGGAAGCAATTTTCCGTAGACACGCCATGGACGCCAGGAAAAGGAACTACGAGGGACGTATGCTGGCAAGTGGCGAGCACGCGGAAAGCCGAGTAGACTTCTCGATGAAAGACATATTCAAACCCTTCAAAGACAAGATCAATCTGGACAAGGTTGGTCAAGGAATTTCTGCCAGTTCCCCGTTCGTTAATTTCGCCTTTGGCGGTGGATTCCGAGTGATGACTGCTTGCTTGCAGTACGCTCTCAAGGAGAATGTGGTCCTCGACAATGGATACACTGAGATGGAATTCGCCGACATTGTGTCGGAACAATTATCTACCCTGCCCGGACGCCCCGACACTTGCGTCCTGGATGTGGAAGCCATGGATTCGACCCAGAACTGGTTCACCATGGAGATGGAAAAAGAGTTTTGGAAGATTCTAGGAATAGACCCCACTTTCGTTGACGAATATTTTAAATACCGTGTTAATTATCCCATTTTCTACAAGGACATTTTGCAGGCTGTCATAGAGAGCGCTAAGGGTTCCGGTATGCCAGACACCCTTGTCGGCAACTCCCTCATTATAATGATTATGTCTTGCTGGGGCGTGAAGCGCACCGGGAGATTTTTCATGATAGTCAAAGGGGACGATGCCGCCATCTGGGGCTACAAATTGGGTTACGACGCCGACGCCATGTTGGAGTTGAAACCTTATACCAAGTTCAAGTTTTCGATAGACATCAATGTGCCCATGGAATTTTGTGGCAACGCGATCGAAGGGAAATTCATCTGCCCAGATCTCTATCGGACTCTTAGGAAAATAACTGGCAATCGTTTTCGTGATTACGCCCATTGGACTCAGTATCAACAGTCTCTTCGTGACAGGATCACTTTAATATGGACTCTAGGTATTTCGAAGGTAGTACAAATAAACGCTGCGCGTTGTAATGTTTCCGAGGCTAGAATGTACGACGTTTTATACACTATAATTTCTTATTCCCACATTAATCGTGAACAATGGGAGGAGCATTTCACTCCAGTGCGATATCCAGATCCTTATCGTAGGATGTGAGGTAACTCACACCTCCCGTTATTTATTTAACCTCACATAACGCATCACCACAATATGAATTATATCGACGTCTGTCTCTGTTTACTATGCTTTTACTCTTTCCTGTGTTTCTATATGCTGTTCTTACTATGCCAACGTCCACCGCCCACAATAGACGAAACCACACCTATTTACGTACCACAACCGACATACGGGCCGGAGCGATTCGAAGAGGAGTATGACGCTTTGGAGGATGAATTGGCCGACGTACCGTTGGTTCTTCCACCACCAGTCCATGAATGCCCGGAGCCTTGCGTCGACCCCGATTATCACAACCATATCTGCCCGACGTGCCCAGGAATTGAAGCTCACAACCATCACTGCCCAAAACCATGCCCCGAGCCGAGAGACCACAAACATATCTGTCCGCCTTGCTCCCACTCGGAAACCTTCGTTTTGTCTGAATCTGAAAAGAGAATAGCCAATGTCACGACCAAACCCTCAGGTCAGGCTGTTTTCATCTGCGATGTCGACTACATGCCCAATCATCCAGGCACCTTTTACGGTCTTGTAGTTCGAACTGCCTCTCAACCTTCGGAATTGATCCTGCAGATGTACTTACCTACGCTGCCGTTCAAACAACAGGGCAGACATCCCGATCAGGAAGTCGCAGAGAGTCTTTTCCGTAGAGTCTTCGACGAACATTGCGTTTTCGTGTTTTGGGATGGTCGTAACGACTGTCGTGTGTTCTCCTTCCCAGACAACATACGTTGCGTCGACTTGGCCGCTCCCGGTATATGGGATATGACAACAAATTATGCCTCTCTCGGCCGCAACGGCGAGCGTGTGGAACGTCCCTTCACAGGACATCACGCAGCTCAGTACGAGACGGAGGTCATGTGGCTTCTTCTAGTTTTCCTATCCAAGCACAGAAAGGCAGACCTCGCCACCGTGGTGATGTCTTTGCCTCCGGTGCGACTCTAGGTCGCCCGGCCCCACACTCTCACAGCGTGATTGACAAGATATAAACTTCGATATTGACGGACATGCCTTCCTACACCGCCCGAAACGATGCACTTTTCGATGAATTTGTTGTTTCTGATGCCTGGGAGTTGCCGCAATTGACGGTTCTCACTTCGGCTCTGGTCGGTCTCCCCTTCTTTGTGCAAGATGAGCGCATTAAGGGTCTTGCTGCTTTGCGTACCTTCGCCACCAATTCGGAGATTGGTGGTAAATACGTCAATGGAGATCTTCAGTTCCCCGCGGACAAAGTCCTGTACAGTGCTTACAACACTGAACTCACGGACACCATCGCGGCTCTGGAGGTTACCCTCTCTTGGAGAGACACCAATGTGGCCAAGGACACTCAGGTCCACAAGGCTGTCGGTAGCTCCAAAGGTACCACTGATGAAACAGGAACCAACGATCAAAAAGGTTTCCTGGGACAATCAGCACAAGATTCTTTGAAACGATTTGAAGTCCAGATCAACAAGCTGTATGCTATTCGCAAGGCTGGTTACTGGAATCGTCGTAAATTCGAGCGTGAAATGAGCGCTACTTGGGGCTGACTAGCCGACGAGAACGAGTTCGCTGTTATGGCGCAAGTTCTGGACGCAGTTGACCACGAATTCTTTGAGGGTGTTCCCCTTACTCCTGTTGATTGATGAAGTTTGTATCCCCACGTTTGAGAGTGGGTTGGTATTTGTACGGTTTTGTGTGTTTTTCCGTCGTCTTCCAATTGAAAGTCCGATCCTCGGTTTTACGGTGTATCCTTGAAATATATAGGTCCTA